GAATCCAGTTCCCCCAGGATTTGTATATCATACCTGGTACAATCAAGTCACGCCTCAAGTAGTGGCGAATCCAGAGATACAATCATCTTACGCGTTGTACACTCAAGCCGATAAGGTCCTTAATGATAAGATGGCACCTTACCTACAGCGTCTCCGTCCAATAGAACAAATGATGTACGATTACCGCCACGCTATTAACACATATGGTCTTGCCCGCGGCGTTGCTGGCGCAGTCTTAACGGATGAGCAAAAGGCGCCCCGTGCCGTGTTTCACCAGAAGTGCCCTGCCGAAGACTGCGAGGGTTTTCTATCAACCCAGTGGAAGTGCGGTCTGTGTAACGGCAAGTTCTGTAAGGACTGTCACGAATCAAAGGCGGACGACCATGAGTGTAATCCAGACCTAGCCGCCTCGGTAAAGGCAATCAAAAAGGAGGCGAAGCCTTGTCCTAAGTGTGCGTCGCAAATCAGCAAAATTGACGGATGCGACCAGATGTGGTGTACGCAGTGCCACACTGCCTTCAGCTGGAACACAGGACGGATTGAAACGCATGTTGTTCACAATCCGCACTACTTTCAATGGATGCGTGAAAACGGTGGCATTATGCCGCGCGCCCCAGGTGACAATCCAGACCCAAACGCGGCGTGTGGTGGCATCAACCGTCTGATTACACGCCTGCGGGCAATTAGTCCTAAGGTAGCAAACATTGAAGGCTACACAGAGTTTGTCAATCATATGCTTGAGAATATCCGTGCGTTTCAACACTACACCCAGGTTGACATTCAAAAATACCAGGATATTCTTAACGCAGATACGCAGGAGAACGATCGTCGTGTGCTACGTGTAAAGCGTATGCTGAACGAAATTACGGATGATGACTGGAAGACGACTCTTCAGCGAAAGGAAAAGGAACAACTCAGGACGCAGGCACGTCGGCAACTTCTAGATATGTATGCGACCGCAGGTATGGAGATTATTGGACAGGTATTTAATGAGGACTATGATGCAAAGTCCATTTGTAAGCAGCTCAGTGCACTTTACAAATTTACGGATAAGTCCAATTCAAAAATCGCCAAGGCGTACAGCTGTACACGTCTCAAGATTGTTATGCGCACCAATACTATCAATGTTCAATTCACTCAATATGATTGAAGCGGTTGAAAATCACTCCTTGGGGATATCAGGTTTTTTTGGTTCTGCCTGCATAGTCTTCGCCTTGCTCAATGTAAAAAACTTTTTAGCATTCTCTTCATATGTTTTCTTCTCTTTTTCTATATCTTGCCCGCACCATGACGGAATCAAACAATAAGGGCTATGTTCATTTGCAATAACCCAAACAACAAAGAAGAATAAGATAGTAACCCAGAAAGCTGCTGCTATATTACGCGTTGCGATAAAGACAACTGTAAAAAAGAGAGCCGGTCGTAACCACGGTGCCGCCAAAAACTCCTCCTGTTTCTTTGTCAGCTCTAATGCAAGAAAACGACCTCCTAAGTTGAGCAATAACATAAAGCATCCAATTATGTAAGGATTTGTATTGACAAATACAATCGCCTGTGAAAGGGGGTCTAGCACACCGCCATAACCTTGAAATGGTTGACCTGTATTATTATTTGGGCTCGGATGCGGAGATAGTGTTGGCGGTATATTTACAGGCTGTGGAGGCGAAGGCATATTCGATGAAATATTTAATGGTCCTGACGGACCAAGGGGAGCCATTCCACCCATTGTAGGTGCCGGTAAATAAGGATTTACCGATGTTGTAGGTAGGGTTGGCGGCGGCGGCGGGTGCGGACCTGGTTGTCCTATATAACAACTACCACCCATAGTCGGCGGTGCGGTCGGTGGAGGCAAGTACGGATTTATCGACGTTGTAGGTAGTGCCGGTGCGGGAAACGGGTGAGGTCCTGGTTGTCCCGTAAGACACGAACTTACCGGAGTTAACCAACCGCCGGCTTTCTTTTGACGTCGTGGCATCGTATATCCTTATGGTGGAGTACCATTTTTATGAATCGGGAGAGCCTGTATTTCTTACAATGGGTAAGATGCTAGTAGATTTACGTCAGCGATCCAGAAAAATACAATAACAAGTAGTACTGATGCTAGGAGTTGGTGCTTTTGTGCTATATAGGCTAATGCTAGACCCGCGGCAAAGCGTGCGGCAGGATGAAGTGCGGCATTATGAAATCCAAAACTATAGTGCCTATCGAAATCCAACGAGAAGTATATTAGGAATACGGTAAGTGCTATTGCTACAATAGTACCGTAATCCATCCGGGAATCTTCTTACTAAGTGACGGGTTTAATCTTGAATGGGGAATGTGCTTACATCCTTCTCCTGAATTGCCAGCGGCTGCTCTTTGAGCACCTTCTCAACAAACCATTTCTTCGAATTCGTGACCCAGTCAACGGTATTTGAAGCGTTAAGGAATCCCTCTGGGCTGCGTGCCTCCGCCGACCATATTGACAGTAGGAAGAAGAAGAGCGCGAATGTTCCAGCATAGAATCCGCCCCAATAGCTACCCATTGCGGCAAGGGCAATAAGGAAAAATCCTACTGGCTGAATGACGTAAAAACGGATCTGGTGAGGAATACGGTTTGCGACGGCGCCTAGGAAAACAATAACAATAACGGCTATCCACTTGCCGGCAATGGGTGGGTGCCAAATGGGACCTGATGGGTGGAAACCGGGACCTGGTGGCGGGTTCATACTTTTTGTAATGGGCTCACATAGTTATTCATTAAAGTCGCCGGATTGATATCGGTCCTGAGAACTGCTGGTTGGACATAGAAGGTATCTCCGATCGCCTTCATAAATCGCAATCCATTTGCTACGTTCTTGCTTGTATATGTTAATAGGGTTCTATGCGCTGCGACTGCGTCGGCATTTGTAGGATCTTTAGGGAGTGACACATTTACAGTATCGGGAGTGGCAATTTCTAGTGGATTCGGTGGATTTTGAAAGTTTTCTGTCGATTTATAATAGCGGTTTGAGTATTTTATTCTATCCATCCAGGCGTAAACGGTTAGTACAAGCGCCGCTGTAAATAGACCAATTGATATTAATTGCGTTGCGTGCATCCTTATCTTGGAATAGGAACTTTATGTAGTCCCGCCAGGACGCAGACGGAAATCAATAAAATAAATAGACATCCCACAGTTGGTACGTAGTATTGTCGTTTATTTTGGTGATTTCCGCAAGCGGAAATCAATAAAATAAATAGACATCCCACGTTAGGGAGAGCAGATGTGCTCATTAGAAGAAGCTTTTACATCATTTACGGACACGTCCCGGAATGAAGATCAGGGCTTAGCAAATGGTTCTTCGTCACTATTTGCTTTAGATTCGGATAAGAAGCGTCGTAAAAAGCGTCGTGCCCCTTTACCGCCGCCCGAGCCCCAAGTGATTGAACCCGATCGCCCTGCCCATCGTAAACTACCTCCAGGTGAATTACTTGGCGGAGCACCTTCCAGCAATTCTCAAGACGGCAGCCAATCCGAAATGCTCAACGCTTTTGAAACTGCCGATTACTTCCCACATCCAGCAAAGGATGTTGTAGATAAGAATGTATATCAACTCGAACCCGATTGGGCAACTGCCTTTAATGATACTTCCACTCCCGATTGGATTAAGAATCGTATGCCTCATCGCGAGAATGAAGCCCCGCTTATTCCATCTCCCTGGCTTGATGGACAATCGACACTCTGGCAAAAGATTGGTAAAAGCGAGCAAACTCAAGCGAATCTGAAAGGTGCCGAAGTTGCTGCTGAAAGCCGCCTTGACGACCTTCAACGAAAGCTAGATTCGATGTTTCATAAACTGGAGCAGATGGAAGTCTCGAAATCGGAATCCAATCTGCTTGAAATACTACTCTTTGTCCTTGGCGGCATCTTCTTAATCCTCATATTGGACATCTTAGTAAAGCAGGGTACACAAGCCTCTATGATTATTGCTGCCGCAGGAGGAGGTCAGTTATACAAACGATACATGCCGTTCCGACAACTGTCCCGGTAAACGTGGTACACCTGCGCCCGCACCTGCCGTTGCCGACATAACTAACGATCGTGACATTGGTTGTATCGTAGGAGTCGTATGAATAATTTCCGCCTCAGGCTTGAACTCCACAGTCTTTTTAAGGGGTGTCTTCCGTTTAACGACCTCGGGCATATGGGCGCTTGCAGTCGGAATCGTTGGTTTTGGTGTCGGAATATTATAACTCGTAGCAACACCTCGAACAGCATTTAGAACCTGACTCAACGGACTTTCATGCTTGCGATACATCTCATCGTGCGATTTCCAACTTACAAATAATAAATTCGGATGCGTGTATTCTACGGTATAACCTATATTCCGTAGATTCCAAACAATATATAAGATAGCATCACCAATATCAAATCGCGGAGTTCCTGGAATAAATTCGGGTACTACATACCATAAGGACTTCGTATTACCGGGAACACGCGCAACCGCTTTAATCTTATTGTAAATTTGCTGTAAAACCATATTATAAATACGTATTCGTGTACTATCCCGCTTGGCTTCTTCCGTATATAAGGAAGACGGCACAAGCATTGGCGGAACCAACGACCCTGACGACATCTTGATGTTATATGCGTAATTATTTTGAATTTCATTCCGCCGGCGCCGATAGATGCTTTATCCTAAGCGCCTGGTCTTCACTGGCGGTGGCACACGATGCCTTGTGTTTGTAGAGGCTCTTATTGTACTAGAAGCCGCAGGAGTTCTTGAACATGTAGAAGAATACTGGGGAACATCCGCCGGCGCCTTTATAGCAACACTTATGGCGCTTGCAAATTCGGTCGAAGTAGTACGCAAGTGTATGTATGAAACGGAATATATAAAATTTCGTGATATTGATGTCAATAATCTATTAAACATCAATAAGTCGTGGGGTCTTGATAATGGAGAATCACTTATGACCGAAATAAAACGTATAATGGATCTTGTAAAACCTGGCTCATCTGCTTATACAATGTCCGATATACCTGGTCTTACAATTATC